GCCATTATGATTAATCCAATGCGGTTGCAGAATTTACAACGGTCGAGCCTTGAGTTACTGGCACATTAGTAGGGTTATACTGTATAGCAATCACACTATCGAAAGGCGCATCAGCGGTAACGTGGAAAACTTGCGCTTCAATGTAACGCTTATCTACTTTTGGCACATCCAGAATAACCAGCTTGTCATCATAGGTAGATGCGCCAGCCGTTCCTGTAGGGAAGTCGGTCAACAGCGTCATGGTTGCTGTGTCATTGGTATCAGATACGCCAGCTTTTAGCGATACAACAGAGGTATCAAGCACATTGCCGAACTCAGCGATAAACATTACTGATTGGTAGCCTGACATATCAAGAATCGTTGCCTTTGTTGGGGTAGAACTAGCAGAACCAGCGCCACCTGCATTTATGCGCACGATATTAGCGTTTTTTAATAATCCAGCCATTTTCAAATCTCCTTAAGATACAGCGATTTTCAGTTTTCTGATTGCTTCAGGCAATACAACAGCAGATCCGGAACGCTTACGGGCACGGAAAATTACCAGGCCGTTATCTGCTTCGGTGGTAAAGTCTGTCTGAAAACTAATGCCGATCCGGTCAACAATTTTGTAGCCGCGTCTAAAATCGCCGTAAATAACAGGATATGTGCCAGCTGCGATATCAGGCATATCAGCCATTTCAACGTAAGGCACGCCTAGAATAGTGTTAGGTGCAGCATTGGCGATGCCTGGAGTCCAAAGATATCCACCCATGCCATCTTTCAGCTTGCGAATTGCGCCGAGTGTAGAGCGATTGAATCCAAGCACAGCCCCAGCCGAATAACCTGTTTTAAGAGCGTGTATCAAATCCATCAAGCCGTCAGCAGTAATCGCAGCAGCCTCACCAGATGCGGTGTAGCTGATTGAGCCATTGGTCAGCACGCCTTCACCTTGATTGCTGGCATTTGTTCCGCTGATGTGCTCAGTTCCTTCTTTGACTGAGAATTGTTCTACAGAGTCTTCACGCAATTCTGCAAGCAAGTCATAGCCGCTATCCTCAAGCATTTGTTGAGATACTGCGATACGAGCATACATTTCAGAGGCTTTTATCTCGATCATGCCGTATGTTGGATCGCCAGTATTAGTGCGGGTAGCAACCTCACCAATACGCGATGCAGATCCGCTTGCGGTTTTTCTTGGCTGTTTTAGACTGTCGCCACCGATTACGCGCACAGTAGCAAGCGCTCGCATTGGAGTAATCTCTACCAGGTTTTTTAGTATTGCTGCTTCCATTTCTGGAGGTGCAAGCAGATATCCGGCGCTCACGTCGTCAGCTTTAACGATGCTATTTGCGTATTTGTTAATGGTTTCTACGTCATTGCGGTCACGATCTTGGGGAGATCTGCGCATTACGCGATCAAATGCTTTGGTAACGGCAGCAAAATCTTGCTTAGTTACACTAGCAGATGGGCGATTAATCAGCTCTTCTATTCTTTCGAGTTGATCTTGAGTGGCTTTGGCTTGCTGTTCAGCAAGTACCAATTTTTGGTTGACATCTTCGAAACGGTCAAGCGCTTTAGAAGTGTTTTCAATCTTAGCTTCTAGCAGTGCATCGCGTTTTTTTAGGTTTTCGTCGTTTGCGTTTTTGAATTCGTTGAAAGCGTGCATTAACACGTCAACTGGATCTTTCTCCGCCATTTTTTACCTCGGAAGTGATTTTGTCTAAAAATTCAGCCAGTTTTAAGGCCGCTTCTTTCTGACTATCACCGTCGCGGTAATCGTAGTCTGATTGCATAAGCGCTATTATTCGCTTAGCTTGTGATTGCGAAAAGCCTTCTACGTCACGTAAAACCCTTTCCACGTCTCTTATATGCGGAGTGTTGCATACGTCTTCCGCAATGTCAATAGGTAAATGCAAATAATGATTCAATATATTGCTTTTTGCAAAATTTTCTTTTCTCTTCGCTGGAATAACATTATCAGCAAAGCCAGCATCAACAGCAGCCGCACCCTTGAACCACGTTTCTTCAGATACCCATTTTTCTAACTTGTCACGTGATTTTCCGGTCCTTGCTGCATAGATGTCAATGATTCCAGATTCTAGCGAGTCCAGAACTTCAGCTTCCTTGCGCATCGAGTTAGCATCGCCCATAGCAATTGACCAGGGTTTATGCACCATAATGTGTGATCCCTCGGTAATGCTTATATTGTCGCCAGCCATCGCGATTACACTGGCTATACTTGCCGCAATGCCATCGATAACAACATTAACTTTAGCTGGATGATTCACAAGAGAGTTATAAATTGCCTGACCTTCAAATACTGACCCGCCGCCTGAATTTATGCGTGCTGTAATGTCTGTTACCTTGAGAGCTTTTAATTCTCGCGCGAATTCCTTAGCGTCAACCCCATCCATCCAGCCGCCGATGTCGCCATAAACAAATACCTCGGCCATGTCGTCATTGACTTTATTGACGCGCAAAGACCCAAAACCCATTTTATTCACTTGTTTTGTTGTCATTTAGTAACTGGCTCCCAGGTTCAATGTAGTATTCGTCGCCGCCATCGTATGGATTCATATCTTCAAGCGCTAAAATTTGGTTAGGACTAAATGCTTTCATGCGGTACATCTTGTCATAAAATTCTGCACGATCTTTAGCAGCACCACGCATTAGAGCGTTAGCATTAAATTTAGAATAGTAACCTTGATCTATGTCTTGCTCAGATAGCAAATTGTTATCAATGCTTTGCTCAATCCTTGTTAGCCACGGCATGAGTGTGTGTATAACGTGCGCCAAGAACATCTGTTCAGCGCTCGCATATGTCGCAGCTTTGTCAGCTTGTCCGATCATAATGGGCATTACCCGGAAAGCGCGACAAATTTCTTCGATTTGGAATCGTCTATTCTCTATTGTTTGAGCATCAGCGCCGGACATGCTGATAGGTGTGAATTTTGCACCACGATCAACGACAAGCGGTTTATGGCGGTTTGCTCCACCAATACGAGTTTCTATCCATTGCATTAAATCGGTAGCCTGCTTTTGGTTCAATGCGCCGTCAACAGAATAAATGCCGGATGTTTGTACGCCACTGGCATGCAGTTTGTTCTGTGACTCTTCGATATTGATGGCAAGTCCGATGGCTTCACGGGCATATTTAACAGCTTCCATGCCTATGTACGTGCTCCAGCTCGGTCCCTTGACATGCCACATCATATCAGCAGGAATAGTTCTTTGTTCTCCGTCGATAGTGACTTTGTATTGCAAGTTTCTCTTTTGATCGACTTCTACCGTGACAGTCCCAGGCTCGAAAGGTACTAAAGAAAGGATTTTCCCTCTGCTTTTGTTTTTAAATGCATAGAAATTCCCAAGCAAACCAGCTTGGAAAATCATGTTTTCGCGGAATTCAAATGAAGTTTGCCAAGTGTTTGGCTTGCGTGATATTATTTTGTAGAGTGGATGTTCTTTTGCTACTTCATGAGCATCTTCGCCAACGGTTTTATATAGTTTTAACGGGACCTGAGAGACACCCTCAGCAATTACCCTAAGACAACTAAAAACAGTGGTGACGGCAAGCGCCTTGTCTACTGTGACATTAACACCAGATGAGGATGGAGTCAAAAACCCCTCTAAACCGTTAAAAGTCACTAAATTGCTACGATTATGTGTTTTTTGACCGAAAATTGCACGCGCTATGCTCATTCAGTGCCTTTTTTATCGTTATTTAAGCCACTTAACACGCCAATAATAAGCATAATTGCACCGCAAATAGCATAAGCAACCCACGGCTCATACAAATATAGGCCATATGCCAGCGACATAAAACCCAATATTATCGATAAATCACTGATTACCTTCATTAAATTTCCCAGAAAGATTTGCCTATAGCTTCAGGATTCAAGCTCATAAGTTGCACGGCGTTGAATAATGCCATTAGTGGATCGATCTTTGCAAATCCGCTCGCTTGTTTTGTTATCATAACAGCATTCCCGCTCGGTACAATTTTAGCATTCCCGCAGCACCACGACATTATCGGTTGATCAGCATGCCACATAGCACCTTCAGCAAGTTTTCGTTCGCATGTCTTGATTGCGCCGCATAGTTTCCAGCCTTGCGATATCCCGATGATCTTATCCTCTGGAATTTCATGATCTTCAAGCGCTTCAAGTATGCCGCCAAGCCCATGTGGATCTACGCCAATTTGATCTAATTTCCCAGTATCATACACGATTTTACATATTTGCGCTACTTCTAACACATCATCGCCTATTCTGTCAACTAAAATTAAATCTTTTTGTTTTGCGAAGTCCTTAAATCTCTCTGCCTCCGATTTTCTTCTACTAATGACAGATGGATGCGCCCACGATTTACACCATGATATCCACTCTTTAGTAGTAGTGTCCCGGCCAACAATAGCCAAGCCCATTAAATCATCAAGACCACCGCCATCAATGCCGATGTCAAATACTTCGCATCTGGTAAGCATAGACTCGAATGTAATGGTTTCATCGGTTTGCTGCTCCCAATAGTCAGCCCCTGCCCAGCGGTCACTGCGGAGGTTTAATCCGATCTCAATGTTGGCGTGCTTAGCCAGAAAACCTCTTAGAGATCCATCGCCAGCAGCATCAGCCTTTTTGTACTCTCTCTCCAAAAATGCCTGGTCTACTGAATACCCGATGTTCGGGTTAGTCATCCACATATTTTCTAGCTTCAAACATTCGCCAGACTCAACCATGTCGCGAGGGAACTCAAATATGACAGGCAAAAATGCAGGGTCTACTATCTTGCCATCCCTAACATCACGCGCATAATCAAGCTTTTGCTTAAAAACACCAGAAGGGCTTTCGTC